GGCATCCAGCCACCACTGCCCTTCCCAGAGGTTCAGCCGGGCTTCGACGAGGACGCCGACCACTTCGGGCACGTCGCGCCAGATGGAGGCTTGGTCGCCTCCCATCACCATGTCGCCGCTCGCGTCGACTTTGCGAATTCTCATCGGTCAGTCCAGCGAAGTCATCGCGGCCACGTCCACCGGATCATGGGTCTGCTCCGGCCGCTGAGCCATGTTGGCAGCATCCATTGCGGCGCGAGCTGACGGGGTGACGAAGCCAGCGATAGCAGCCTGGATCGGCGTGGCGGCAACGCCTGGAGGCAGAGCGACAAGCCCCGAAACTGTCGCCACCGTCGAGGCTTGCATCTGGATCGCCTGCCCTTGCGTGAGAGCGTCGGCCGAGGCTGCGACGATGCCCTGAAGCGCGATCGTCTGCTGCTGCACCCACACCGTCGCGGCATCAGGCGTCATCGTACCGCCGATCACGGCCGACGCCATGGACTGCAGGCCTGAGGTCATGCTGCCGAGCAGATCGCCCGAAGCGACGGGCCCGAGGACACGAGAGGGTGCCAGCGCAGACGGGGCGGCGTTGCCCAGCATGGAGAGAAGGCTGTCGTGGCCGGCCAGCGCGTAGAAGCCGACTTGCCCATTGGTAGCGCCGGAGAGGTTGTCGCCTGACGCCTGAAATTGCGTCGCGGCCGACGCAAGACCGGATGCCCCCGTGAGGCTCGAAATTAGCCCGCTGGCGCCCGGCACGCCCGCGGCCTGTATCTGCTGTGCCGCCTGCCCGATCTGGGCCTGTAGCGCCCCCGTAGCCCCAGCCATGGGGTTCCCCATCACGCTCGACAGGTTCCCGTCCGCGAGCACCTTCGGCATAAGGCTAGAGACATCACCTCCCGACAGCACCTTGGCGAGCGGCAGGCGTTCGAAGAAAGCGGTCCCGACCTTCTTGTGCGGCTGCCCATCCAGAAGCTGGAGAGCGGCCGGGAACGAGATCCCACCAGCCATCAGGAATTCCAGAAGAACTTGCCGCCTTGGGACTGGATGCCCTGGGTGTCCACGATGTGCCGAGAACTGCCCTTTTCGCTTTGCACGGCCATGCCGTTGACCTGGTGGGCGCTTTGCTCGCGGACGGCGGTCACGGCGCTCTCGCTGACGTCGTGAACGGTCTTCTTATCGTCGGTCCGGGACTGCATGGAGTCCTTGGACACGCCCTTGAGTTTGCGCGGCAGGGAGCGGCCGCCCGGCACGTACCAGCCATCGCTGAGCGAGTGCATGCGGGCGTCAACCGCGGCCTGCTCGCCGCTCTGCTGATACCAAGCGTCAAGGGCTCGATCGGCGACGATGAAGATGCCTTCGTCGCCCTTCTTCAGCGGCACTGTCTTGGTAAGCGTGCCACCGCCGGCATGTTTGACGACGACGTCAGAGACCTGCGGCATGGAGAAGGTCGAGAGCGTTCCATCAGCAGCGCGCCGAACCAGCTTGGTCTGCGCCTGCACTTTGACGCTGTGGCCGTCCTCGCTGTCCTCGGAGAGGGCGACCGGGATGGCCGTGCGGATCCGTGACTGGATGTCGTCGGCTAGGGTTTCCAGCAGTTCGGTCTCGTCGAAGAAGCGGACGCGGGGATCCATGGTCGCTCCTTTCCACCTCGGGCCCGCAGCGTGCTATGCACGTCACCATGCGCAACATTGCAACTGCCGTTTTAATGCTCACTTGGATTGAAAGCGCCTCGGCAGCGCCGATCCCTGAGCACGACGTTGAGCGGGCCTGCTCCACGCTAGTTGACCGCACCCTTGTGGCGGCATGCATCCGGTCCGAGCAGAGCAACTACGACTATGTTAAGTCAATTTGGCCCGCGTTGTCGTCTCAAAGGCAGACGCTCTGCTCCAAATTTTCCGAGGATCTCGGAGCAAATTATTACGCTTTCTACAAGGCTCTTGCGAACTTCGTTTCAGCACAAGCAGAGGCGGAGAGGGTCGACCGAGATAGCTCAGGCCCAACGCCTCGCTTCCGGCGGTAGCACGAGGGCTTGGAGAGAGCGTGTGAGCCATCTATCTCTATGCAATGCGCTACGCCCTTGCCGCCGTGATCCTCGCTTTCGTCACTCAGCCGGCAGCGGCGCTTGACACCCGCGTGGGTGGAATAAGCGGCCCGTGGGTAGTCACCGAAATTCTGACCGACCAGAACACCGGCCACGGTGGCAACCTGTCCGACCGCACCTATCTGGCCGCTCGCCGCTGCGGGCTGGACGTGTCGGTTTACCCATCTGAGCAATTCGGCGGGCTAGAGGCTGGCCTAACTATCGTCGGGGTCGGCCCATACACCCGCGACACTGCGGCCGAGTCTGATCTTCGCCGCGTCCGGCGGTGCGTGCCAAAGGCATACATCCGCCGGCTACTTCATTTCGGCGAGTAGCCTATCGCGACGCGCTCTGCGCATTCTCAAGCGCCTGCATGCTGACACGAGCCGCCGACTTCTCGAACATATCGGCTGTCGTTCTCGGATCGCCGCTCCCGTGGATATCCACCTTGAAGCTGTTGCTCACCGTCAGGTCGCGGCTGGACGTGTTGTTGGTGATCGACGACGCGCCCATCGGAGAGGATCCAAGCGCGCCGTTCACGTCGAAAGAGCCGGGGCCAGTAGCGCCTAGGCGAGGCAACCGAGGCATGACGATCGGAGCGGAAGCCGCTCGGCCGCGCGCCGCCATACCGGCCGCGTGCGCTCTGCGCACCCAATCAGGCGCGTTGGCAGAGGATCCGCCTGCGCCCCATGCGGCCGGCGAACCGCCGCCGACGTGGATGCCGCTCTCACCCATATAGCCGGGCCCAGACCCGACGCCGTTCGCACCAGCCTTCACGCTCTCGCGGATGAAGGCCTCCATCTTGGAGCGGTCGGCATCGTTGTTCATCGACAGGAAACGAGGCTTTCCGTTCTCATCCAAGACGTACAGCTTCAGGTCTGCCGAACCGCCGTGGTCGTGCCGATGGCTGCCAGTATGGCCAGGGCCGCTTTCATCCTGGCCGCCCGAGTAGATCTCGGCATTGACACCCGCGGCTATGGACGCCGCGCGGATCTGATCGCGGAGGGTATCGGCGATATTCTGACGCCGGTACTTCGCGCTAGCCTGTCGCTGTAGCACGCCACCGACCCCGTTAACCGGAGCCACATCGCCCGCAACCTGCCGACCGGTGCCGCTCACAGTTCCCGGGGC